TTATCAGATTGCAGAAACTGATGAAGATGATGCTTACTGGACTGTTGAATTTAGATACAATGAACAATTAGGTACATTTAGCCAATTGTCATTAGACTTCTTGCTAACATTGGCATATAACGTTTGTTGGGTTACTTCAATTGTTGTAACAGGCACAGGTAACGTAACAACTGTTGCTGATGGCAATACTTTACAAATGCTTGCAGCTATTCTACCATTGAATGCTACTGATTCAACTGTTACATGGTCTGTTGTTAACGGCACAGGTACGGCAACTATTAGCGGTGGTGGTTTGCTTACTGCTACTGCACCGGGTTTAGTTACTGTTATCGCAACAGCTAACGATGCTTCGGGCATAACTGGTTCACTTGTAATTACAATTACACCATAGTATTTATAAGGGCGGTTATATAATGTAGCCGCCCTATTTAAAATCAAATAGAATGAACATAGAACAGTTTTACGAATTTTTAAATACTGTAAATGCTACAATACTAAACCCGCCTGTACACCCATTCAAAGCGGATTGGAAGCGTATTTATGAAAGCATTAAGCCTCACTTCTACGGTGAAGTGCCGCCCGCGTTGGATAAAGCATTTCCAAATGAAGATGAACAGATATTAAACTATCGTAAAAATACGTATCAACCTAAAACAGAATCGCCACTTGTTAAGGCAATAACCGAACTGCATAGGCTGTTAAGTTCAGCAAAGCATTCTGTTAGGTTTGAAAATATGGACATGCAGCAATTTGCCGAAAATGAAAAATTTGGCGAAAATACTTTACAGTCATTTGTATTTTCTGTTTTTATTCCTAATCGCGTATTGGACCCTAACGCCGTTTTACTTATCGAACCTAAAGGCGAAGGTATTGAAACCGATAACGTGCGCGTTAATGTAGATATGAAAGTAATACAGTCTGATAGGATTGTTTTTAATGACCCTGAATACAGACTTCTAATATATAAAGGCATATCAAAAAATAAATATGCTACATTAGGTATTGAAAACCCGCTATACTATCACATTGTAACTGATATGTTTTACGCACAGGCGCGCGCCTATGGCGATAAAACAATGTTTGAAGTTATCTATGAACACAACAGCGGAATTATGCCGTGGGTTACTTTAGGCGGTCGCGTTGTACCTAAATATGATAATTATGGCAATACGTTTAAGGTTTACAAATCTGATTTTAGCCCTGCAATACCGTATCTTAATGATGCTGCTATTTTTGATAATCAGCATAAATCGGTTATGCTTGCAACATGCTTTCCTATTAAATTTGTTGAAGGGGTTGATTGTAACAGTTGTAATGGTGTGGGCCGCGTACCAGACCCAAATAATTATGACACTTCAATAACATGTAAAACTTGTTTAGGGCATGGCAAAACGTTAAGCATAACACCGCTGGCAGCATATAACCTAAATCCTACTACATCAAAGTTTGGCGATTCAGATAAACAGCAAGTAGAACCGATACGCTATTATTCGCCCGATGTTTCGACTATTCAGGAAACTAACAAGGTAGCTACTGAGGCATTAGGCAAAGCCGAACAAGTACTAAATATCAACCGTTCGCTTAAATCGGCACAATCGGGCGTGGCTAAAGAAATGGACCGCGAACCAGAGTATATTGAAGTTGGTAAAATATCAGATGATGTTTATGCGCGTTATAAGGATGTTTTGCGTATTATTCAGGCCATTGTATTTATGGATACTGAAAGCGCAATTATGGTTAACCCGCCTATTAGTTTTGACTTGAAAACAGAAACTGAACTAATGGCAGAATTTGCACTATCACAAAAAGGTTTACCAACTGCTATACGTTATGAAAGTTATATTAGCTATGTTGACCGCCGTTATAATTCAGATGCAATAGCGCGCCAAATAGCTACCATTTGCGCTATGTATAACAGCGCTTATCTTTATACAGTAGATGAACGTGTTAACTTGTTAGCATCGGGCCAAATAACAGAAAAGGATGCAATTAGCGCACAATTCGTTTTTGATGCTGTTACTGAACTATATTATGATGAAGGCTTTGATATTATGAATAATGACTATACAGCTATTAAAAACGCTATTGATGAAAAGTTAGCGCCGCGTTTTGATGCTGTTGCAAGTAATGTAATACCTGAAGTTAATATGGATGAATTTAATAATGGCACGGGCGAAGAATTAGTTATACCTAATGATGTTGAAGCTGAAGCCAAAGCAAGATTAAAAGGTTCTGTCGGTGGTGTTCAAGGTATTCTTGAAATTCAAAAATCAGTATCTGAAGGTGTAACAGATTACACAGCTGCTTTAGGAATATTAGATTTAATTTACGGCATACCAAACGAAGAAGCTAAAAGAATACTTGGAACGCCAAAGTTAACTAAAGCATAATGGACTTCAACAAACCCGAACGAATTAACGACAAAGCACTTGAAATTTTACAAAAGCGGTTTGACAAAGTAGAACCGAAATTTGTAAAACAGGTTGTCGATTGGGTTAATAAGTTTAGAACTACATCGGGCAATTTAGTAAGGTCTAAAGAAAACATAGCGCGTTTAAGTTCGTTTAAAACTGCTGTTAATAGGTTTTTAGAAAAGGCTGGTTATAATGTAATGGTATCGGGTTTCTTAGAAAACTTTGACGAAATTGGCGCCAATACACAACTTGCACAACAAGAATTGAACGGCATTGATATAACAAAAAGTTTTTTAAACCCATTCAAAAGATATGCTGTTAATAATGTAGTTGCGGCGATGCAAGGTCAAGGCTTAAATGTAAATCTAATAAACCCGCTTAAAAATGAATTGTTAATTGCAGTAAATCAGGGTAGCAGTTTAACAGATGTTGTTACTTCAATTGCAGGCCAATTAACAACAACTGAAGCGCGGCAAGGCGTATTAAAAAGAATTAGTTTGCAGGCCTCACGCGATGCATTATTACAATATGATGGTGTAGTTAATGAAGCGGTCCGAAAGTCTTATAAAATGGATGCTTTGCTTTACGTTGGTTCTATTGTTAAAGACAGCCGCGCGCAATGTGAACGGTGGGTTAGTGAAACAAAAAACGGTAAATTAGGATTGATTTTATTTGAAGATTTGCAAGATGAAATAAATTGGGCTGATAATAACGGTACAGGTATGATACCAGATACAACGCCCGAAAACTTTTGTCAAAATCGCGGCGGTTTTAATTGTAGGCATATCGCTTACCCAGTTAGGTCACAAAACTATATTAAAAAATAACACATGAAAAACTTTCAAAAAATACTTAAAGACCGCGGTTATTACAGCGGTGCGATTGATGGCATAATCGGGCCGTTAACACTTACAGGTGCTAAGCAATGGATTGATGCCGAAATGAATATCAGAGGCTGGGTGAAGCCTGTTAATGATTTAGTTTGGATTAGAACCGACCAAACATTTGATAATAAGTTTGCCGATTATGTTGTAAGGTTTAATAATCGCGTGGCTGATATGGTTATGCCATGCAGTACAACGCCCGGCGATTTTTATATTTTTAATCCGCTTACGGTTGGTGGCATTACAGGTGCGGCCGTTGCAGCTGAACAGCAAGTTATCGGAAGTCATAAGTTTGTCACTTCGGGCACGTGGTCTTCTTTGTGGTTAGGTGCGCCTTATTTTTATCAAGCGGGTGCAATTGAGATTTACCGCGATGGGAACAAAGACAGAAACTTAGATAAGGCAACAAAAACTAAAGACTGTTACGGCATAAACTTCCACCGTGGCGGCATAGGCAGCTTTGTAGATAATTGGTCAGCTGGTTGTATGGTAGTGCCCGATGCAAGATGGTTTGAAGCTATCAAAATATTTCAGCCTAATCAGTTAATTAACTTTACACTAATAGAATTATAGCATGTTAGTCATAAAAGCAAAGCATAAAACAAACGGTACTGAATACCAATTTACCCCTGCACAATGGTACGCCGAACAGCAAACAGGTAATTATAACTACCTTGGAACTATTCACGTATCAGAACCCGCGCAACCTATTCAAAGAACAGTTACACCACCAAAACGCGGCTGCGGCTGCGCAAATAAACGTAGATAATATGGCAAGGTTTTATAAATTTGTTATTCAACTTGAATATAATGAAGAACCGCTAACACTTGAGGAACTTCAAAATGATTTTGATGAAGCTGTTAAAATTGAAGACTACAAAGCAGCAGCAAAAATAAAAAAACAAATAGATGAACATCTAAAGTCAGATAATGAAAATGATTTGATTATTGAACTTGAAGACTATTGTTATATTGACCTCGATGAAGTTGCCACGTTCTATAAATCAGAATGGGAAAATGGCGATGAATTTACAAAGGTTATTTTAAAAAGCGGTTTTGAATTGCCGCTAAGTATATCATTTGAAGAATTTACTAATTTATTTTTTAACATAAACACACGTGAAAATGCTTGACAAATTTGTAGAAAAACTGGGTATTGAACCCGAACTAATTTCAAAATTAGAATCAAACGAAATTACATTAGATGAAGCCGTAACGGGTTATGTATCTAAAATTGAACGTACTGTACAAGAACGTTTAGGCAAACAGATTGAAGAAGCTAAAAGCGCGGAACTATTTGGCGCTGCATACGCAAAAACAGAAAAACAGATAGCTGATGCTTTTGCTATTGACCTAAAAAAATATGAAGCAATAGACAAAAAAGATAGGTTTAAAACTATTGTTTCTGACTTGAAAAATAGCCAATTAGAAACGTTGGAAAAACTTAAATCTGAATACACTTCAGCCGATGCGCAAAAGTTGCAACAGCTAACGCAACAACTTGAATTAGCTAACGCTAAGCTAAATGAAAAAGAAATGCTAATGCAACAAGCTATTAAAGAAGAACAAGGTAAATTTCAAAGCTACATTAAGAATCAGCAAATAGATAAAGTACGCGGTTCATTAGTTGAATCTGTAAAAAATGCACGTTTAGCACCTAAAGAAATGCGCGCCATTTTAGAAGCTGAAATACGTGAGCGCGGTTTCGATTTTGAAATTGATAGCGATTCTAATATTTGGGTTAACAAAGATGGTAACCGCGTAAAGCATCCATCTAAGCCTACTGAAAACCTAAAGTATGAAACGCTATTTGAAATTATAGCAGCTGAATACAATTTCGAAAAACAGTCTAACGGCGGCCAAACAAAAAGTTTTGAAATAGATGAAAAAACAAAAAGCGGTATTCATCCAGCGCGATTAAAATACATGCAAGATAATAATTTAATATAGTTTGTAAGTTTGGTTAAAAAGTTTGTCAGGGCAGTTCGTAAGGGCTGCCTTTTTTAGTGCAAAATATTCTATAAAAAATTTATAAAATTATTTATTTTAAAACATATTATCTTTGCAGTAACGACCTCTCACAAAATAGGGTGCTAACGCACAGAAAAAAAACAGAACGCACGGCAGCGTGGAAAATGCCAAAACAAAAACAATTTTTTAAAATTTAATATTCTTTAAATGTCAACTATAAAACTCGCTGATGCGTGGAAAATTATAGACATATCGCTAAATAATAATAGCGGTATGCGTTCTATGCCATCTCCAAACATCGGTCTTTTGCAATTGCTTGTTTCTGCTGCTAATAAGTCAGCATCTCAAGTAAAACTTGGCAACGTTCAAGCCGTTGAACAAGGTAACGGTAAAGTATACAAAGTATCACGCCGTTTTTTCCCGCGTCTTTCTGAATCAAACGCTACTTCACTTGAATATTGCCCAACTGATGGCGATGTAGTAAAGCCGCTTTATGATGAAATTGAAATTACTAACAAAACAGTTTCACAGAAAATTAAGATTGACGATGAACTGATTCGTTGTATCAAGGAAAGCCGCG